CCAATACATTGTCGCCCGCAGCCGTCGCGCCGTTGGCGCTCGCGGCTCAGGCGACGGTCGACCCCGCGCCGACGAAGCCCGCGAAGACGCCGCGCGCGAAGAAGCCCGCGGCCGACCCGCCGCCGTTCTCGGTGGCCGACGCCCTCGACGCGCTCGCCTCGACGGCGGGCGGGCGGTTCGCGGCGGGCGTCGAGGGCGACTGGACGCGGGGCGTTCGCATCGCGGTCGCGAAGAGCGTGCGGCAGTACCCGGACCTCGGCGCGTGGCGCCTCGTGGGCGAATGGCTCGCGGCGGGCGGCGACCGCTTCCGCGGCGTGCTCGGCCCCTCGTGGGCTGCGTCGGGCGCCCTCGCCGACACGATGGCCAGGGCGCGCGAGTGGGACGCGACGGGGCGGCCTGCGCTGGCGGGCTCACCCGCCACTTTCGGGCAGACCCCGTCGCAAGCGCGCGCGGAGCCCGACATCTGGACGATAGCCGCGGCGAAGCAGGGGGTGCGGCTGTGAACGCGCTCGCACGCACGCACATCGTCGACGTCGCGGTTGTCGAAGACGCGCGCCCGACGGCCCTCGTCGACCTCGACGCAGAGCGCGCGGTGCTCGGGGCGCTGATGCTCGACGCGGCGTATGTGGCCCCGATCGTGTCGGCGCTCCTCACGGCCGCCGACTTCCACGAGCCCCGGCACGCGCTGCTGTGGGACGTCTTCGCGGCGGTGCTCGCGCGCGGCGAAGCGCTCGACGTGCTCACGGCGGTGGCCGAACTGCGAGCGCGCAACCGGCTCAACACCGTGGGCGGGCCGCAGGCCCTCGGCGAGCTCACCGACGCGCTGCCCACCGTCGCGCACTGCGAGTCACACGCGCGCATCGTCGTCGAGGCGTCGCGGCGTCGGCGCCTCGCGCTCATCGGGGAGCGCCTCATGCTCGCGGCGGGCGACCCGACGCGCGAGGGCGAGAAGCTCCGCGACGCGGCCGTTGATGCGCTGCGCGCGCTGCGCTTCGGGCGCGGGTCGACGGCGTCGAGCGCGCTCGACCTCGTGAGCGACCTCATGGAGTCCGTCGAGCGAAGCGTCGCGGGCGCGCGCGGGCCGACGCCCCTCGCGTTCAGCGTGCCCACGCTCGACCGCATGAGCGGCGGCGGGATGAAGCGCGGCGGCGCGTACTTCATCGCGGCGCGGCCCGGCATCGGCAAGACTGCGCTCGCCTGTCAGGTCGGCGGAGCGGTCGCGGCGGGCGGTGAGTGTGTGCTGTACGTCGCGCTCGAGCCATCGCGCGGCGAGATCATGAGCGCGACCATCGCCAACCGGGCGGGCGTCGACCTCGTAAAGCTCACCAGGGCACAGCAGACCCTCACACAAGACGACGTCAACGACGTGACCACGGCGGCGAACATCGTCGCGGGGTGGCCGCTCTACGTGGTCGACGCGACGGAGCGCGAGACGCCCGACACCGTGGCCCGCGTCGAGGCCGTGATGCGCGCGCTTCCGAAGATGCCCGCGCTTGTGGTGGTCGACCACCTGCTCAAGCTCCAGCCGACGCGGCGCCATGAGCGCGCGCACGAGGGTACGGGCGAGGTCGTCGCGGGCCTCGTGAGCCTCGGCAAGCGCACCGGCGCCACGCTCTTGGTGCTCTGCCACATCGGCCGCGGCGTGAGCGGTCGCGACGGTCTCTTTCGTCGGCCGCGCGCCGAGGACATCGCGGGCGGCGACGCGATGAACCGCGACGCTGACGGCATCGTGTTGCTCCACCGCGAGGACAAGTATCCGACCTCGCGCGAGAACATCGAGAACCCGAGCGTGGCGGGCATCGTCGACATGGTGGCGCCGAAGCTGCGCGGCGTCGAAGACAACACGTTCGGTCGGATGCGCTTCCGCGGTGCGGTGCAGCGCTTCGAGGCGATGGACGCGCAACCCGTAGCCACGCCGAAGCGCGCGGGCTGGCGCGACCCCGACGAAGACCTCGACGAGCCTCGCACGTCGGGCGCGTACAGCAACGAGGAGCGCGACGATGCCGCGCAGTGACGCCGCGACGGTGCTCGACGTGCTGCGCGGGCTCTCGCCTGCGCTGCGGGCTGCGCTGAGCGCGCGGGCGACGGCGAACGACAACGGACGGAGGGCGACGTGACCCGCCGCCCGTCGATGTTCCCCGCGATGCTCGCGAGCATGACGGCCTCGGTGCGTGCGATCAACCCCGCGCTCGCGACGCAGCGCGCGGCGGCTCTGCGCGACCTCGCAGGCGAGGGCAACGCCACCGTCGAGGCGCGGGCCACGTCGCGCACGAAGAACGCACGGCAGGGGCGCGCGGCGCAGCGCACAGGGGCGACGTGGGAGCTCGAGGTGTTTGCGGCGCTCGACGCGATGGTGCGCAACGGCGCGCTCGCGTGGTGGGCGCACACGTCGCCGGGGTCGAAGCGGCTGCGCGATGGGCGGGTGATCGTGACCGGCCGCGCGCTCTGCGACGTGGTCGGCGTGACCGGCGACGGGCGCGGCTTCGTCGCTGAGGTGAAGCGCCACGGCTCGCGCATCGAGGTCGTAGCGGGCGACCGCGGCGGGGTGCAGCCGCACCAGCGGGCGCAGCTCGACGCGACGGCGGGGGCGGGTGGCGTGGCGCTGCTCGTGGCGTGCGTCGGCGACGTGCGCGCGGTGATCCCGTGGGTAGCCCTCGACGGGGTGCGCGCGGTGACGAAGACGGTCGCCCGTAGCCACGAGGCCCGCGGCGGGCTGCTGGCGGCGCTACAGGGCGCGGCGATGGGGCGAGACGGGTGACGGCACGTAGCGGGCGCTCCGGGGCGGTTCCTGGGGCGCGTAGAGGCGATTGCGGGGCAGTGAGGCAGACGATGGGCGAGACGTGGCGGGTGGTGGACGACGAGGGCGCGGCGCACGAGGTGGCCGTCGACGAGGGGCGCGGGTCGGCGCGCTCGTGGTGGGCCGCGACGCCCGACGTGGCGCGGAGGTCGCACGCGAGCGCACGGGACGCCGTCGTGCTCGTGGCGCAGGCGTGCGAGTGGGCCGTCGTCGAGGTGCTGGCGCCGGGGCAGGTGTCGGCGGCGCAACTCCGAGCGGTCGCGCAGGCCGCTGCAACGCTCGTGCTGTGGCACGACGCGAACACGCCCGATGGCGACCTGAACGACGCCGACGGGCGCCTGTGGACGATGATCGACGCCCTCCGTGCGGCGGGCTACGAGATGCCGACGGGCACGCCGACAGGACCGACGCGCGACGAGCTGACGGCCGAGGTCGCGCACCTCGAGGCCCGCCGCGGGGCGCTGCTCGCGGAGGTCGACCGGCTGCGCGCGCTCCGACTGCCCGGAGGTGCGCAGTGACCGCCGCCGTCACTGTGCCGACGCTCGACGACGCGCGCCTCACGCGGGCGCTGCGGTCGCTCGCGCCGCTGCTCGCGCTCGACGGCGACCTGCGATCGAGCGGGTGCGAGCCGCGTGTACCAGGCGAGACCGCGGCGAAGCAGACGCCGACGGAGCACGCGATCGACGCGGGCACCCTCGCCGCCGCCCGTCGCGCGCACGACCGCCTCGGCCGCTGCCCCGGCTGCGTCGAGGCGCTCCGGTGGCTCGCGGCGCACGGAGGCGAGCTCGCGACCGTCGCGGGGCTCTCGCAGGCGCTCGCCGAGGAGCGCGGCCCGGTGGCGCTGCGGGAGGCGCTGCCGCTCGCGTCGGCCGCCGTCGCGCGGGCGCGGGTGGCGTTGCAGCACGCGGAGCAACGGGCACACGTTGGCAAGCGCGCGCCGACCGCCGCGTGGCTGCTGACGTCGCACGCGGACACGTCGCGCGCGCGGGAGGCACTCGCATCGGCCGTCGCCCGCGAGACGCAGGCCAGGGCGGCGCTCGTCGCGTGGGGGCGCGCGAGGATTGAGCGCGCGGTGACGGCGTGGGAGGATGCGGGCGAGGTGACGCGATGAGCAACACGGACGCCCACCGGCAACCGCCCGCGACCATCGGCGCGATGGTGCGGTATTCGATGGTCGACTTCGGGATCAGCGCGCACCCGCTGCGGTCGGTGTTCGTCGAGCGTGTCGCGTATGCGCTCGACGGCATGGGCCTCGGCGACGCCGTCGACTACGCGATCGTGCGCGGCACGGAGACGGATCGCGAGAACGTTGTGCGGCGCTGTCGGCGCGGTCTCCTCGTGCTCGGCGAAAGCACGCGATGGGACGTTGACCGCGAGCGCCTCGTTGTGGCGCTGGAGATCGCCGTGCGTGCGTGCGAAAGCCGCGAGGTGGCGCCGTGACGATCGACGACAAGCCGCCGTGCCGGTTCTGCCGCGCCGCCGAGATGGGCGTCCGCACGCTCGGCGCGTGCCGCTGCGACGTCCTGCGAGCTCGCGCTGCGCAGCCGCGCCCCGTCGTCGAGATGGCGCGCATCGCCGCCCCGGTCGACGCCGACGGGCGGCCGTGCGAGGAGCCGTAGGGGCAACCTCGGATTGACAGAACCCCGGCGCGCGTGCTCCTCTCGCGCGCGTCTCGCTCCGGGGTGCTGAGACGCTGTCGCAGAATCGTACGCAACGCACTTGCGCGGGCGACGGTGTCTCACGTAGCCTCCGCAACAGCGCTACACGTGTCTCCGCGATTCGTCGCACACGAGACAACGAGCGCCCACACACAACGTGACGCTCACGGTCCACGACATCATCCGCCTGCGCGGCTGCTCGCGGGCGACGGCGTATCGCATCCTCGCGAGAGGCGCGGCGACGGGCTCGCTCACGATCGCGACGGAGTACGTCACCGGCGGCAACGGCGCGAAGCAGCGAAGGCGCGTCGTGAGAGCGGAGGCGGCGTGATGGCGCGCAGGTTGACACCAAACGCGCGCGCGTTCTCCGACGAGATGCGGGCGACGATGCTTGACGCGCTCGCGCAGGGCTCGACGTACCGCGCCGCGTGTGGGGCTGCGGGCATCTCGTGGCCGACGTGGATGCGATGGAGTCGCGAGGTGCGCGCCGAAGCGTGCGACGACCCCGACATCGCCGCGCTCGTGGCCGACGCACGCACGACCTTCGAGGCCGCGAACGTCGCCCTCGCGACGTCGATCCGCGTGGCGAGCGCCGACGACTGGAAGGCCGCCGCGTGGCTGCTCGACCATCGGCAAGGCGACCCGAAGGCGCGCTACGACGCGAAGCGGGCACGCTACGAGGCCGAGGTCGCGAAGGCGCGCGCCGCGGGCACACACGTCGAGCGTCACGAGATCACGACCGCAGACGATGCCGCCCTCCTCGAAGAAGCCCGCGCCCTCGCAGCCGCTCTCAGCGGAAGCGACCCGAGCGCGCCTCACTGAGATCAACGCCGAGCTGCGCCGCCGTCTCGACGCCCGCGCGCAGGCCGCCCGCTACGACTGGACACGCAACGCCCGCCCCGAGCAACTCCAGCCCCCCGGCGAGTGGCGCCGGTGGCTGCTCCTCGCAGGCCGCGGCTTCGGCAAGACGCGCGTGCTCTCGGAGACGCTGCGCGCATGGGCGACGTCGGGCCGCTACAAGCGCATCGCGCTCGTGGCCCGCACCGCCGCCGACGTGCGCGACGTGCTCGTCGAAGGGCAGAGCGGCATCCTCGCGGTGTCGCCCGACGGAGAGCGCCCCGTGTGGGAGCCCTCGCGGCGGCGCCTGACGTGGCCGACGACGGGCACGATCGCGACGACTTACAGCGCCGAGGAGCCCGACCAGCTCCGCGGCCCGCAGCATGACGCGGCGATTGCTGACGAACTGTGTCTCGTCGCCGGGACCATGGTCACAACGCCTTCGGGCGATGTGCCGATTGAGAGCATTCGCCCGGGCATGATGGTCGCCACGAGGTCGGGGCCACGAGCGGTCGTCCGTGCGTGGCGCACCTCCGATTCGGCAGAGGTGTGGGAACTGAGAACGGACGACGGCAGGTCGCTTCGCGGTACTGCCAAACACCCTGTTTTCACGCGCGAAAACGGCTTCGTGTCGTTGTCATGTTTGCCGCTTGGCGCTATGCTTGAGGCATGGGACAAGCGATCGAATGGGGCGGCGACCGATGGTATCGGAACCGCAGCGGCTACTATCAGAACCGCCACGGAAAGCTCATGCACCGCGCGGTGTGGGAGAGCGTTCACGGGCCGGTCTCGCGGCGCGTCGACATTCATCACCGCGACGAAGACCCCGGCAACAACAGCATCGAAAACCTCGTCGCGCTCAGCCGCGCGGAGCACCTCGCCACGCACGGCCCTCGCGGGTTTCTCAAGTGGACACCCGCACAGCGGGCCGAGTCGATGCGCGGTCAGTGGGCCATGCGCCCCGCGACGGAACGCAAGTGCGAGCGCTGCGGCAGCGCGTTCGACTCGACCGCAACCGTCGCAAAGTGGTGTAGCTCGAAGTGCTACAACGCCGCTCGGTACGCTCTTCACCCAAAGCCGATCAAAGGCCGCGATCATCTCCGGCGCGCCGCCCGCCCATGCGCTTCGTGTGGCGCAGAGTTCAAGGCTCGCGACCCGCGCACCGTCACATGCTCGCGCCCGTGCGGCGTCGCCTACAAGTGCTCGCGTCGCGAGCATCACGCGGCTTCCTGACCGCGCCGCCGTCTTCAACATCGAAGTCGAAGGCGCGCACGAATACTTCGCCAACGGCATCCTGACCCACAACTGCGCGTGGTCACGGCCCGACGCGTGGGATCAGTTGATGATGGGGCTGCGCCTCGGCGTCGACCCTCGCGTGGTGGTCGCAACGACACCGCGTCCGACGCCGCTCATCCGCTCGCTACTCGCCGCCGAGGGCACAGTGGTGACGCGCGGCGCGACGCGCGACAACCTCGCGAACCTCGCGCCCGGCGTCGTCGCCGACCTCGAGCGCCGCTACGCCGGCACGCGCCTCGGCCGACAGGAGCTCGACGGCGAGATCCTCGACGACTCCGCAGGCGCGCTGTGGCGGTGGCAGTGGATCGACGCCGCGCGCGTCACCCGCGCGCCAGACCTGCGCCGCGTGGTGGTCGCGATCGACCCCGCCGCGTCGTCGCACGACGAGAGCGACGAGACGGGCATCGTGGTCGCGGGCGTGGGCCACGATGGCCGCGCGTACGTCCTCGCCGACGCGAGCGGACGCTACCGGCCCGAAGAATGGGCACGCACCGCCCTCGCGCTCTACCGCGAGCATCACGCGGACTGCATCGTCGCCGAGGCGAACAACGGCGGCGAGATGGTGGCGGCAACCCTCAGAGTGCACGACCGCGGCGCCAACGTGCGCACGGTCCACGCGACGCGCGGCAAAGCGACGCGCGCCGAACCCGTCGCCGCCCTCTACGAGCAAGCCCGCGTGTCGCACGTCGGCGCCCTGGCCCGCCTCGAAGATCAGCTCACGACGTGGGACCCGGCGACGAGCCGCACGAGCCCCGACCGCCTCGACGCGCTCGTGTGGGCACTCACTGAGCTTCTGGTGACGCACGATGCGACACCCGCAGAACCGCCCCGCACGACGCGCTCCCGCCCCGCATGGGGCTTCTGACGAATGCCCGCCGCCACACGCAACATCACCGCCCCCTCGCCGCAGGACCGCTCTCAGAAGCGGCTCGGCGCAGGACTCACGCCGCAGGCCATCACGTCCGTGATGCTCTCGGCCGACCAGGGGCGCATGGACCGGTGGGCCGACCTCCTCGACGAGATCCGTCAAGGCGACCCGCACCTCCACGGCGACCTCTCGAAGCGCGAGCTTTCGGTCTCGGGCGCGACCTACGAGGTGCGGCTCCCCGAGGGCGCGTCGAAGCGTTCCGGCGACCGCGCGCTGAAGCTCTGCCAAGACGCGCTCGCGTCCGTCGACGTCGTGCCCGGATCGCTCGGGCTGTCGATGCGCGGCGCCTGGCAATCGCTGCTGACGTCGACCTACCACGGGCGCTCTGCCGTCGAGGTCGTGTACGCGCGCGACGGGCGCTACATGCTCCCGCGCAACCTCTACGCGATCCACCCGCGCCGCCTCGCGTGGTCGAACGAGTCGCGCGACTGGCGCCTCTACCTCTACGACGCAACGGTCGCGCTGACGCCGTTCTCGCAGTTCCCCGGCGTGCCTCTCGACGACGCCGCAGCGTTCCCTCGCGGCAAGCTGATGGTGCAGACGACGCGTAGCTTCGGCACGTACCCCACGCGCGAAGGCCTCGGCCGCGCCCTCGTCTGGTACAGCGCCTTCAAGCGGTGGAGCGTGCGCGATTGGCTCGCGTTCGCGGAGTGGTCGGGGCGCGGCATGCGCGTCGGTAAGTACGCGACCGGGCGTGACCCGAAGAACCCCGCGCGCGCCAACGCCGAAGACGTCGACGCGCTGCAAGAGGCGCTCGACGCGATGTCATCGACCGTCGCGACGGTCATCCCCGACGTCACCGATCTGACGGTGATCGAGGCGAAAGACAACTCGGTCCACGCGGAGTTGATCAAGCTCTGCAACGGCGAGATGAGCAAGTGCGTGCTCGGCGGAACGCTCACGAGCGACCCCGGCGACAAGGGCGCTCGCTCGCTCGGCGAAGTGCATCTCCGCGCGATGTACCAGTTGCTCGCAAGCGACGCGCAAGGCCTCGGCGACACGATCCGCCGCGACCTCTTCGCGCCGCTCGTGCGGCTCAACCTCGGCGACAGCGCGCCGGTGCCGACGATCATGTTCGCGGTCGAGCCGCCCGAGGATGCGAAGAGCAGAGCGGAGCGGCTGTCGATGTACATGGATCGCGGGCTCACCGTGCCCGCCTCGTGGGTGCGTGACCAAGAGGGCGTGCCCGATCCCGTCGACGGCGAGCCCGTCGTTGGCAAGGTGCAGCCCGCCCTCGCAACGCCCGCGGACGTGTGACCGTGGCGCTCTTCGACGGCATCAACTTCGCGCCGCCCGCGGGCGTGCGCAGCGCCCTCCGTCGCGGCCTCGCGCTGCACGAGCAGGGGCTCTCAGGCGACGGCATTCAGCCCGACACCGTCGCATGGGCGCGGCGCCTCGCGGCGGGTGAGAAGGCGAGCCCCGACAAGGCCCGCAAGATGGCGCGGTTCTTCGGGCGTAACCAGCGCTTCGCACGCGAGCCGAAAGACTCGCCCGCGTGGGTCTCGTGGCTCCTGTGGGGCGGCGCGGCGGGCGACGCATGGTCCCGAAAACTGGTGCGACAAATGAACTCAAGACAGATGAATCGACGCCTCGGCGGCGTGCCCGTCGCGCTCGCGAAGGCGCAGGGCGAGAGCCCTTGGAACGTGCTCGCGTACGAGGTCGCGCTCAAAGGTCGCGGCCCCGGCGTCGCCCTCGCGCGCGCCGACTTCGCGCAGTGCGTCGCGAACTACGAGCGGTGGGGCAAAGAGGTGCCCGTGGTGCTCTACCACGCGGACACGAAAGACTCGGCGCACCCACTCAGCCGCGCTGCGCACGCGTGGATCACCGCCATGCGCGTGGGCTCCATGCAGCGCAACGGCTCCACGGTCGCCACGCTCGAGGCGCGCTTCCGCTGGGTCAACGCCGAGACGCGCGCGCAGGTCGAGACAGGCGAGCTCGCCTACGGCTCCGTCACGCTCGTGCAGCACGGCACCGACGAGGAGACGGGCGACGAGGTGGGCTCGTACCTCTGGAGCTTCTCGCTCACGAACAACCCGGCCCTCGTCGACATCCCGCGCATCGCCGCGGAGATGGGCGGCGAGGATGAAGGTTACGGCCACGGCTACGAAGTGAGCAGCCCCGACGACGTGCTGCCGATGCTTCGGTGGGCCTTCGCGCTCCCGGCGCTCGCCACCGAAGACGACGTGCGCAGCAACCTCGCGCGCCTCGACGCCCTCGCGCGTGCCGGTGACGCCGAAGCGCTCGGCGTCGACCTCGACGACGTGGTGGGTTGCATCCGCGATGCGCTGCGCCTGCCCGCGCTCACGACCGCACCCGAAGTGGTCGCCGCCGCCCTGGCCGCGCTCGACAAGAT